GACCGGCGCTTCAGGACGGGCGATGCTGTCCGAGGCCAAACCCTGGCCCTGCCGTTGCCGCTGTTGACCCCCGCGCAGTTCAATGACCTCCAGCAGCACTGGCGCACGGTGGGGTTGTTGTCGCCCTGGGGGCTGCCGGCCGCTGTCTGGGTTGGCCGGGCCTCACCCCTGCCCGTGACGCGCTGGCGGTATGCGTCGGCGCCCACCTGGAGCCTGCAGCCTGGGGAGCTGTGGCTTGTGACCGGAGTGGCGCTGGCAGCGGCAGATTGATCAGAAGATCGGCAACGGCCCGGTCGGGACGACGTGCGGACGGGCCGCTTTTGTTACCTGAAAATCATTCATGTAACCGTGAAATAGCAATGAACTACCGCCGTATAGGCCAATATCTAGCAAGCCTTGACTGAAGTTATCAGCAAATATCCTTGGCGGCCTGGGAAGGCTACCGTCAAGCCCTGGGTCGAAAGAGGTGGTCCCACCTTGCACTGTGACGCTAGTCACAACACTATTAGAGCTATCTCGGGTTTGTTGAAAGAATGCCCATTGGCCAACGTCTGGACACGCCGTCAAGAAATTTGTCAAATTAGTATCAGCGCTATTAGAGAAGTCTACCCTCCTATTACCAAACTGGTAAAGACTTGCATTTAATCCGCTTCTTGTATTGTCTGAATTGGCAAACGAAAACAAGCCATCATTAAAAATTGAAGACGGCCTAAACCAAAACCGTATTGTATAGGGGCCTGTATCGATCGCTTCTGCCAATGCAACGGTAAGCCAGTCTCCAGTGTTGTCAAAAAAAGCACCGCCATTTCCCCACCTGCCTTGAGCTGTGTCGATTGCTACGTTACCCTGGGGCGTAACTGATAACGATCTACCGCTAACATCGGCAAGGCCTGCAGCGCCAGTCATTGGCAGATGCAGAATAACCGACCCGTACAAAGGATCATTGAGCGGTGTAGAGATAACATTCGCTGCCGTGGGCCGGAGCAACAGGAACGATCGATCGCCTGGGGGTGTCGTCACAACCCCGGCCGCTGTGGGGGTCAACCGAATGGACGAGGTGGCCCCCGGGGGCCCAGCTGGCAGGGCCCTGGCGGCGAATGCTCGCAGCACGATTCGGGAGGTAGCAGTCGGCGGCAGGGCCAGTCGCACCCGCACCGCCCGGAACGAGCAGGTCAAGAAATACAGCTCACTGCCAGCCACTGATCTGATGTCTTCCTGCTGGGGGTCTGCTGCGTAGACCCAGGCGTAGCCGGGCAGGGATAGCGCCGGGGCCAGGGTGACAGCATCAAACGCAAACGGCCGGCCTTGCTGATCGAGTGCATGGTTGCGCACGCCGTTGGCCTCCGCCTCGGTCAAGTTTTTGAACGGCAGGGTCAGCGTGTCGCCGGTGGCCATGGTGTCGGCCGTGGTGGTGACCGTCGAACCGTCGTACCCCTCAACCACCGCGGCAGGGATGGCGCCGGGGGTGATGAGAGCGTCAGCAGGGACCAGGGGGGGGAAGTTGGCCATTACTGCGTCAAGTAACCAGGGATCAATACCGATCGTTCAAATATGTACATCCAAGTCTGTACAGTGCTTTTGTAAATATGAGCATACTCTATGTTTTGCGGCGCTGAGCCCGTTCTGTAGACTGTTACCCTAGTAATACTTTCATCCTCATACGTTATCGCCGCAGAATCACCAGATTGATAGCTTGGACGTATAAAGATAGGAGCATAGTCTTGCTCAACCTCTTGAGGAAAGTCACTAGCAGAAAGCCCGCTGCCTATAAGCTGTGCTGGATTAAACTTAAAATATTTTCTTAAGGTAAAACTGGTGAAGTTTTCGTTTCCGTAGGGTGGCAACGGTGGATTTGCCGGCCCATCAGGGGTGCCAGGTTGGGCTGGGATGCCAGGGGGTTCAACCGGGCCGGTTGGTGGCAGCGGAGCAGGGCCGCCGGCACCGCCACCGCCAGCTCCTCCACTTCCGCCTCCGCCACCAGCACCGCCAGGGGGAGCAGCAGGAGGGCTCTGTGGTGGCGCCGGTGAGGGGGCTGGCGGATCTGCGCTAGTGGGAAACCGCCCATTTTTGTTGTAGAAATAAACTTCTGCAGCGGTCCGGCTGTCGGCATCCTCGTCCGGGATCGACGTATCGGTGGCTCTGCTGGGGTCTGCGTCGCAGGAGGGGCCGCTGTTACCGGTGATGAACATGTCACCCACTACCGTCACTGCTGCCACGTCTAGCGCCACCAGGGATCGGCTCTGCGCGTCAACCGGGAAGTGCTCCAGGGAGAGAGTCAGGTTTCCATCGCGGCCCTTGTTGAGGTTGGTGACCAAATACCATTGGATCATTGGGTCGCTGGTTCCTGTCTCCAGGTCTTCCCGGTCAAGCTGAAGCGCTACCTTATCGCCCTCGCCCAGCTCAGAAGTCCAGTAACCGGGCTTGACTATTACCTGCGCTGAATGAGTGATATAGCGGCGCTTTGCCAGATTGAAACGTATCGCCTTCGTAATATGAATTTCTGACGTTGCAAACTGGCTTAGGTCGTGCGTTTCGATTGGTGCCGAGTCCGGGGTATCGGCGTACTTGACCGTGGTAGTTCTGGTGATTCCTGATAGGCCGTCGTCACCTTGCTGCCGCCATGCCACTTCAGCGATGAATGGCCGCCTGGCCTGAGGGTCTGAGAGTTGATATGAATAGCTGCCATTTACTACAGCTTCGTTATCAAATATCCATTTTGGCTCTTGCGGGCCAACATCAATCGCACCGCTAGGCGTGACGGGCAGCAATGGCGTTAGCCCGTATCGTCCGCCTACGCTAGTTTCCCGCACCAGAAAATAAGGCCCGACTTTGTTTAGCCAGTCACTGGTGCTGGTTGGTTCGGTCAAAACGCCATCCCAAAACAAGCCATTCACCGCCATAAAATTGGCAGTCTTAACAAACGACTCGCGATCAATTTGTATCTCTGAAACCTTACCGGTGTGGGTCAGCAGCCAGTAATAAAGCTCGGCCAGGTTGTTGCTGCTGCCGTAAATGCCATCAGTCAGCCGGGTGGACTGAACGCCGTTGCGGATAAAAGCATGTACCGACCGCTTCCAGTATCCTTGATCTTCGTTTGCAACACCATAAGGGTCGTCGCCATTGATGTAAACAACCGAAAACGAAAGCGTAGACATGCCTTCGTAGGTGCCAGCCGTGCCGCATATCGTGGGTGCTGGGACAGCCTTGGCGACCAAATAATTGTTGTTTAACAAAGCCTCAGACTGATTCTTTCCATCCACAAAAGTGGTGGTCCTGAAGTATAAAATGTTTCTGTATACATCTTTAAGAAAATTGCCAGGGGCCCACCTTCCTGCCCGCTTGTTTCGTGATTGGCTGAATTGGCCAACCCTGCAACGGCCTTGAAAAATATCGCGTACCTGAATGCCCCCTATGCTACCCTCGCTTAAGACAAGATGATAAAAAGCCTTTACAGTATTGGGAAGGTCAAGACTAACGGTTCTGTACTGAATTTGCCCGCCTGTAGTAACGCTATAAGGTTCCTCGCGCAGCTCTGCTGGGGTTTCAAATCTGCAGGCAGTGGCCTTGGGTGCAATCAAAACCCCGCCTGTATTACCTACGCGACGGGTCCATACAATCGGGATTCGCTCAAACAGCAGCATCGCCTCCTGATCTTTGCCCAGATCCAGCCCCCCTGATATTCCATTGCCGCTGCCAATGGCCATGCTCCCGCCCAGTGCCGCCGCGTTGGTGCCTGTTGCATAGCGAGATGGCCGCGCCTTGGCGCCTACGCTGTTAATGTCAGACCGATATACGTCACCAGCAATCAAAGCCCCGCCAGTCCTGCCACCGCCCCCGCTATTTCCCGACCGCATTATCGGAGCAACCATTAGAACGACAGCACGCAGGGCGTCCCGATCAATTCGGTAGTCGCAATTCTAGGTGGAATCGTGGCAACCACTGGCGGCAGGGTGCTGCTGGCAGAGAATGAGATCCCGGTCAACGCGCCACCGCCGCCGCTGATGGCGAGCAACGCTGAGTTGTCCCGGATCAGGCCACCCAGGACGATTCGATATTGCGTCACCTGAATCAACCACTGCCCCGCCACTGCCTGCAACACCAGGGCCAGGGTGGCGGGGGAATGGGCACAGGTGATTGTGACCGATGCTGCCGCCACACCCGAATCAAGCCCGGGGCAGTTGAACTCCTGGAACCGCCAGGCCTGGGGCCCGTCGCCGTCGCCCGCGTCCCAGGAGCTGAAGGGGAGGTTGTCGGCTAGGTCGAGCCGGTGCCAGCGG